TTCCGCACCGCAAGCCGCAGCTCGTTGGAGAGCTTGAAGTCCGGAGCGACGGAAAAGAACCGGCTGAACTTCGGAGATATGAGCATCCCCACAATAAAAATGACCGCCGAGGTGAACGTCTTGAAGTTCTTCCTTGCGATCTCTAATAGTATTGTCTTGTAGTAGCAGCTCCCGTCCGGCTTTACGGTGCCGAAGGCCGCGTAAATAAGAAACAGCCCGTAAGGCTCCAGGCCGGAGTACATATCGCAGCCCAGGTCCGGGTGGATCATCAGCTTCATTATCCGCCGCACCCGCTTGACCGCAGACAGGCTCACCCTCGCATAGCTGCACTTCCCGTCAGCTATCTGAAGCCACTGCTGTGCCTGAAGCTTAACATACTTCGGCGTCCTGCCGCTGTCATCTTCCGCACAGAGCAGCGCGTATTTATACGCTTTGGTCTTTCGGATATCCACGTCTTATCGCTCCGTTCTGCACTTCCTCCGGCAGCGGCTCGATAATGCCTGCTCTGACCTTCAGCACATCAAGCTGCAAGTATGCAAGATAGACCGAGATGTGCATTTATTCCTCGTCCTCCTCGTCGTCATCCTCTGCCGACAGCGCAGCGATAAGAGGATCCTCGGCCTTGGCGGACATAAGGTTCGCAAACTTCGCCCGGCTCTGCGGAGAGAGCCCCAGCTCATTGCAGCAGCGGAAGAAATCTTTCGTGTACTTGTCCTTGGCGCTCATCAGAGACGTACTCCGGAGCAGCTCGGGGTCTTCGTTTATCTGACCCTCGATCATCTGGAGCCGGTCGATGCAGATCGCAGCCGTCCTCAGCAGATAAGCATCCAGGCTCCCGAGGATATCGCTGCCGGACAGCTCCTTGACGATGCGCCGGAATATCTTCTTCTGTGCCGGAGTCAAGTCTCCCGGACAGGTAATGTGTACCCTGTCTCCCCGCAGCCTCTTCTCGATCCTCTCCCGCTCCGAAAGCTCCTGCTTCGTCAGATGCTTGCTTGTCAACGCTACCGGTTTGGCAGGTCTTGCCATAGCTTTACCTCCTGATTTTTCATTTAGGGAGTTTTTTGTGTTTGGTTACTGGCAGTCGGTCGCCTGCCGCACTGGGCAAGTCAAGCCGACCCCCCGGGGGAATCATTCGGAGTAGGCTTCCACCAGCCCCTGAAGAAACTCTCGGGACAGCTCTTCAGCCTCTGCTTCCTCGTGATGCTTCCGACAGAGCGTGATCAAATTGTCATCCTCAAGCCTCAACTCAAAGTCTTTTGCCAGCGATACGATGTGATGTACCTCAGCTCCGACCAGTGTGCCGGTGCATTTCCCGACCCTGGAGAGTTCAGCCCTGCATACCAGGCAGAGCCCTTTGTCTCTGCTTCGGATCGCTTCTGCCTTCTTTCTCCAGCTTCCCGAGCTTCGGAAGGATCTGATCTCGTCCTCGCGTTCCCGCTGCACTGCATCGCGTTCGCGCATCAGCTTTATCTTTGGCATGCAGTCCATCTTCTTGCTGTGGATCCGCCCGCAGTAGTGACAAGATCTAAGCATATATCCCACCTCGGCATCTATAATAAAACAGCCAACCCTTGCCCAGGCTGGCTGTTTTACTGTGTGAAGCAAAATAGAAAAACAGAAGTGTGCGGACCCCTGTCTCATAATCTTGCTGATTATACACTAACACAGCCCGATTTTTTTGTCAAGGTATCAAAAGGTATCATTTGGTATCATTAGGTATCATCTTTTATACATATATGCGCGATTCCACGCTGTTTGAGACGCTTAACATGAGATATTGAGTAGTGCGTCATTTTGGCGATTTCAGAGAGCTTTTTGAATCTTATAAAGCGAGCATATAGTACTGCACGTTCTGCGCCGTTGGGAAGAGCGCTGATCGCGGCCTTGATCTCTGCGCGAATCTGATAATACCTATTGCGATCAGCGCTGAGCTGCTTGAAATACTCATCGGATGCAGCAGCATAGCGAATATACTTGTTTTCTGTACTGTTGCCCGATCCGACCTTTGTGCCTCCGATCTTGACTGAGGTATCGGTGCAGGCATCTCTCAAGCGCTGGAGTTCCCTCCACTCAGCATCGAGAGAAGGCCGCTCCTTGCGCAGCTCAAAGGCTCTATTCAACCAGGCTTCTTTCTTCTCGAAATCTTCAAACGTCATTATCCTTGCTCCCTTCTTTCATTGCTTCTGCAAATATCTCTCCGAGTGTATCAGCATCAATCGTTTTACACAGTTCGGAAAGCGGACACTCACTGCATGGTGCAGGCTTGATCTCATAGCAATATTCCATAGCCTGACTAATTTCTTCGGTGTTCATCGCATCCTCTCTTTCTCGCCGGTCGTTTTCGGAGCCGTGCCGTGATATAATATCCGCCGTTGATATCATTGACAAGAGGCTTACAGTAAACAAAATCATATCCCTCGTAGAGCTTTTCAAATTCGGACTTAGCATCGTTTCCGAGAATACAGAGCTTTATAGCCTGCCTTTTCGTGATCCTGCCGTCGCGCCTTCTCTCGGCAGGCTGAACAAGGTTTTTTGACGGGATCCAGGAGTTGGATATATCCTCGCCGAGATCTTCGTCTTCGGGATCACGATTGACTTTGTTCTTACCCTTGCAAAAATATCTCGCTATCCCTGCGCATCCGTCCGCATCACAAGAGAGCGCAGAGGAGTAACAGTATCCCTTGCCCCAGATCTTGTCGAGTATTCCAAGAGGCATATCAGCACAATTGAGGATCGTGTGAAGGTGAAGCCTGCCGCTTCTCTTCCCGCGCTCGATCTTGTATATGTATTTCAGTTCCGGCAGACCGTTCTTTTTACGCCACGTTCTTAATCTCCTCAAAAAGTTCCGAGTGATCCGCCTGCACTCTTCCTCATCAGCAGGATAGTGAGCAGAATCAAACGAAGGATTGAAAAACACTCCGTTCCCCTCAAAGTTTTCCAGCACCAGCCTTTCTATCCTGGTCTCTCTTCTGCGCTGATTATACCGCAGCATTGTATCTGCTGTCGGCTTATATCGCTTGCCGCGCTTCAAGCCCGCTCTGTTGTCATAGAGCACAGGGAAGATATCAACATCAAGATAACTCCCGCACTCTGTTCTGATCTCTCGGTATTTGCCTCTCATTATTCCTGACCTCCTCCGCACCGTCCATCAGTTAATATACATTATAAACCCTCAACGCCCTTCGAGGGCCTGTTTTCTTTATATGGCATTGCGGGCAGCTCATGCGAGTGCCCGCTTAATCATTTCAAATTTTTCCTATCAGAGTATAGAGTTCCTTTCTCAGTAGTTCGACCTTGGCATCTACATAGCCTTTAAGCCGTTCGGTTCGGTCAGACTCGAACCATTTCTTCTTGAATTTCGACACTGTCTCCAGATAAGCCTCTCTGCTTATATCGCTGCTTGTCCACCATTCAAGATCGTGAGCAAGTTCCGCTACATCCTTTACCAGATCGTTCAGCTCTTCATCATGCATCTGATCACAGAGTTCGTTCTCTATGGCACAAAATATATAATTCTTACTACCGCCACTCATATAATCACTCCTCAATGATTGTGAATTCCTCCTGCGCCGCTTTGCAGCTGATACGGAGATCATCAAGCTGTCTTTTTAATAAATATATCCGGTTATCGATCTCTCTCGCTTTTATAATACTATCAAAGTATACGGCGAAGATCTGAACTTTAGCGAGTTTTTTTACTTCGTTGCTATACCCCGCCATTGTTTTTGACCAGGCTTTCTCCGATTCGCAGCCGCAGCAAGAGCCGTCATTGTTCTCACAGCCGATGCAGGGTTTACTTTTCAAATCTAAAAAATAGTTCAGAAGACCGGTGTATTCCTTTCGAGTTATTTGGATTTTCATTTTTACCTCCTTGTGCAGGCGATAAGAACAATTATTATAATAATTGCTATCGTTATCCAGGTCGGCGAGAGCACCCAGAGCCAGCTCCAGTTTATTACGCCGCAGAGTTTGAGAACAATAAACGCGATCTGTAGAAGACCCGTGAAACTTATCCCGCCGTTTCGAGAGTTGTTATTGTTTGACATCGTTCATTCCTCCTCCGTTCTTCGGTTCCACGCTCTGACCACTTCTGCACGCACAGTTGACAGTCCCGTGCTTGCTTTGCAGGTCGTGCAGGATATCCATATTTCAAACTTGCAGCCTTTCTCCAGATTCAGCCGCTGCCCGAAGCGAGCTTTCCCTCCGCAGAACGGGCAGGGCTTAAGTTTGTAGCTCATATTTCATCCTCCCAACCCTTCGGCCTGCCGTCGGCACAGTACCAATCCGGTGCGCGGCTCGTGAAGATCAGCCGCTGCTTGTCGATGTAGTTCAGCCGGCATTCCAGGGTATCTACGAAGGCACAGTCCTTGCATCTGACTATCGGCGCGGCAGCGGCAGGCTTCAGAACGGAAAGCTCATAGATGATGCTCTTCTGGATAGTGCTCTTATGGTGATGCTTCTCTATGGCTTCATTCGTAACCTCTTCAACGATTTTGCAAACCTCGTCGCGGTCAAGTAGTATTTTCATCGTTCGTACCTCCGTCCATCTTTGCGCCGCACCTGCAATACTTGTGGTATTCCATAAGTCTTTCGAGATTTGGCAGTCTCGGATTATCGTCTTGTACGATGTGCCCGCACTCGGAGCATTTAATTCCTTTATACCTTGAAGAAGGTATCCATCGACCGTGTTTAACTGGCTGGACATCTGCCGCAGGTAATCTTTTGATGATTTCCAAAGCCTTTTCAACTCCGTCTGCTTTGAAGCCGAATTTCATAGCCGTATCCTTGCCAGAACTAAGCATATCATTGGGCGACCAATTAGGTATCAGCTTTTCGTACTTTTCTATAATAATCGTGAGTGCCTTTTCGGCTAATTTAGCGTCAATATATATCGGCATTGTCTGCCCCCCTTTCAGCTCTCCGGTATGATCCCAAGAGCGTAGTTCTGCATCGCGCAGAGGCATGCCGTAATGTATTCCTCGGTCAGACCTTTCTCTTTTTTGGCTTTTTCAATCAGCTGCTTGAGAAAGACTGCGACGGTAGTGATGGCATCCTCGAAGTCATCGTCAGTATTCACCTTTTTGCTTATTTTAGGTATATCAATCATGAATCTCAGCCTCCTCCGCTTTGAATTTGGATGCCAGACTTTTAATTTCCTCAATGAACTCAGCGCCGATCCTGATCGGCTTAACAACTGCCAAAGATACCAATCCGTCTCTAATAACAATTGTTGCCTCTCCGTTCTCACTCTTGCAAACGAATGCTGTGCCGTATCCGAAAAAGTCAATTTCTATGGGTTTCAGATATTTTATATCGATCATATACACAAAGCTGTCACCGAAGGAGAAAGCTTGAAGTGTTCTGCCGTAATGTGTGTATAAAGTATCACCGACCTGCTCGGCTGGTTCGCGGCTATAGTCTTCATCGAAAAACGGCAGCCAATCTATCGTCTCGACTGTATAACTGCTCCGCTTGTCTTCCGGAACGTCTAACATAGCTAAAATTATATCCTCGTCGAGCTCGGGAAGATTATGGATCGCATAAAAGGCTGCACCGTCTCCGATCCATTGCTTACCGTCTTTGTATGCAAGATATATCCTCTTTGACTTCTTCAACAGAGACATTATTTTCTGTATTTTCATTCCTGCTTTCCCTCCAATTCAACATACTTGTTCAAATACCAGATCGCTTTCTTGATGTCCTCGGCGCCGCCCTTGCGGTCGTGGCGCCAGAGGTATTTAAAGGCGTTGCAGATGCAAAAAGCCTTGACTGCATCGTCTCCCTGGGTGATCTTCATTGCATCTATGCATTCTATGCCTGCCGTTTCATAATGCGGCGGATGATTTATATAGTCCCTTACAGGCTCGGTAGCGGTCACGTCGGTGTTAACGGGAACTGTGCAGCTGGCTTTGATCTCCAATTCAAGATCACGTACTCTGTGCATCAGCGCTCCGCTCGCGGCGCTTACCTCGTTGCACCCGGAACGAAGCGCCACATAATGCACCTCGCTGATCTTCTTGAGAAGATTCATAGCTTTGGAAAGCTGATCGTCGTAGAGTGCGACCTGTCGGCACTCTTCCCAATGTTTGTTTGCAACGCTTTCATTTACCCTATTTGACTCTGTAAATATATTCATATATTATTACTCCTTTATTCGTTGAATTGAAAGCCCTCTGCTTTTATCCGTTCGAGTTCCTCGAGCGCTGCATTTACCTCTTTACTGAATTTCCCGATCACGGGTTTTTCTGCGATGTTCTCAGATTCAAGGGAAATATGCTCCGGCAGAGCTCGAATATAGCTGTTCCCGGGAGGCTGCAGCAGCACGATCCGCAGCAGCCTGTTCGCTTTCTCTAAGTACTCGATCCTCACTATCCTGCATTTGATCGGATTTATGATCATTGGATGTCCGTTTATCACGGTCGTTTTGCTTTTCCATGCTTTTATAGCTTCTTCGAGAGTTATCATTATCTTTTCTCCTCTCAAACATAGTGCAGGGGTATAACCTGCTTGACTCAAGGCAGACGCGGAAACGCCTGCATTCACGGCATGTTGTTTCAGGCATTTCCCTCCACGACCTTCCTCGCGGCATCAAGAAGAGACAGCAGCTTTGCTTTAAATTCCTCGTTGCCGGACTGAGCCGCGAACTGTGCAGCGGGCATAAGTGCTTCGTAAGCGGTCGAGAGCTTGATCTTGAACGTGACCTTGTCTTCATCAACTGTTACTCGGATTTCCTTGGGCTTTACGGCAAGCTGCCGTTCAAGTTCAGCTTTTTCTTTGGAAAGCTTGTCCGTTTCGGCTTTGTGGTCGGCAGCCTGCTTATCGAGAGCGGTCTGAACAGCATCGGCGGCGGTGGCTTTCTCTTTGGCAAGCTCATCCTGCGCCTTTTTCAGTTTTTCTTTCAACTTTTTGAGATCTTCTTCTTTCTTGGCGAGCTTTTTCTCAGCCTCGGGGTCCTTCTCAACTGCGACCTCAACAGGGCGAGCCTCCAGCTCCTTGATCTCCGCCCGAAGAAGTTCGACCTCCTCGGACAGTTCTTCGGCTTCCTCGGCTTTTTTGTCGGAAGCCTCTTTCTCGGCTTTGAGTTCGTCAATTTTCTTTTGCAAATCACGAACAGAAACAGTTTCGAGATTGGTGCTTTCGGCGACCTTTTCTCTGTCCTCTTCGGCAAGGGTGGAAAGCAGATAAAGTCGCGTAGTTCCGATATTTGGGGACATCGATGTCCCCGATTTTTCAATCATTTCTGCTATGGAAATATAGCGGTTTGCGTTGCGGCTTGTCATACCGAGTTCTGCCTGTGAATACTCTTTAAAATTCTTATATCCGAGCTCTTTGAAGAGTTCTGTATCCCGCATCTCTTTGAGGCCTTTGCAGACCTCAAAGAGAGATTCCTGCGCTGTCTGAGCATTTATAACGATGCGGCGGTGCAGAGTGTAAGCCCGCTCATATTCCGTGCCTATAAGCTCATTCATGCTGATTTCCTCTCCTTCTTACGCTTTTTCTTTTTGAATTCCTTGAACGCCTTTATGAGATATTGCTGATACTCCTGCTCGAAATCCTTTATCTCCTGAGGCTTCGGTACGCCGCCTCTGTTCACGACGTTGTTTGCGTAGCCTCGACACTGAATAAGCCTGCCTTCGGTGTCAACCTCCATTGTGTAAAACGGTACATTTGGAGCGTCGGTCTTTCTGAGAAACAGAATGTGCAGCATTCCGTTCGCATGGCGTTCGGCATAGCCGCCTACACAATGATTAAGGCTTCTTCCTTCCGTGACTATCTCTGTTAGCGAGGTTGGAATAAGTACCGTAAAGCCGCGCTTTTCATCTGTGTATGCGAGATAATTCCTTTGCTTGTCAGCTTCTTCTCTTTTCCTTTCAAGTTCAAGGTTTGACTGTACCTTTAATGCGCTTATGTTGCGCTGATGAGCTTTATACAAATCTCGCGGAAAGAGCACGGTCCGGTCTTTCAGATCGTATTTCAGCCGAACGCACTCGGCGATATAATCGCTGTAATCTCCCAGCGCCTGAACGTCTCTCAGACCCTTGCTTTTCTCTACAGTTTTAAGGACATAGCTCATGATGCTCTTATCGTCAAGCCCGCTCCTTTCTTTAATGTTGTATATATATCGTAAGCAGTTCACTGTGCCAAAATGCTGATAGTATTCAAACACCTTATCCGGATCAAGCCTGAGCCTTCTGCGAAGCTCGATATAACAGCGGTACTGCTCCGGTTCGCAACCTTGCAGCAGCTTCAATTCTGACTTGCTGAGCCTCAGCATCTTTTTGAGATCGTTTGACTTCCAGTTGATATATATCCCACAGCCACCCTTTGTGACTGCCTTGCCGATCTCCTCGAAGCCGCCCCGCATAAGATATTCGAGATTTGGATGCTGTGCAAATTTGCAGAGATAAGATACCGTCTCAGCGGGAAGGCTTTCAACGCATCTGTATGCATACCGTAAAAAGGTGCCGTCAAGGTTTCCTTCGCCAACCATGAAGTATCTATTATCTGCGTATCCGTAGGGGAGGGCATAGAAATTCGGCTCACTTATCTTCTTGATCTCCTGCCAGTCATAACCGCCAGCCCAGCACCATTTGTTTGCATATCTCCTGACCTCTCCAGGACGGAGAACATACTGATTTTTCTGAAACGCTTCGAGCAGAGGCATCATATCGTCATCCTCGAAAAACATCCGTATCCCGACACAATCAAGAAGCACCTCATTTTCACTCTTTGCACGGATCAGAACGATATTCTCCCAATGCTGATATGTCTTGCGTCCAAGACCCATAGCTCTGAACTGAACCTGTTCTCCGCACATCGGACAAACACCTATCTCTTTATGACGCAGCGCTGCTGATGCGCCGGAGAATACTTTCTTATGCTCTAAGTATCTTTCGGTGCAGGAAGTGCAGAAAAAGTCCACATCGTTTTTTATTCTTCTGTAGAAAAGAAAGTGCGGCATATATTCGTCCCTTATGACTTGCTCTTCATCGCCCGTAAGAGAGATCACAGCGTAGCGGTAATAATAATCCGTATTATCAAAAAATCCCATGCCTGAATCCTCCCTCAGAAATCAAGCAGACTGTCGAGTGACAGCCCGATACTCTTGTTATCGGAAAAGCCGCCGTCGCCGAGATCGACCGTCAGCTTCATGTGAACATCGGCTCCTTTGAAATAGAACTGAACTGCCCGCTTATATACCTCCAGATCAGAGCAGGCCTGTCCTATGCCCTTGGCGCAGGCTTTCAGACAGTCGTGAAAGCTGCCGCCCTGAGCGACAGCCTGTGCAAATTCATCGTTCTGCTCGCAGAAATCAGAAAGGCACTCGCGGACCGGCTCGCAGATGACAGCTTCATATCTGCCGAGCCCCACGGGGTTTTCGCTGAGCTTCTTTTTTGCCTGCTCATAGTAGTTGATCCCTATCTCTGTACTCATATCTGTTCTCCTTTCGCCTTGCGGATAAGGCTTCGCAGCTCCGACAGCTTCTCTCCGGTGTCATATCCGTGCTGCCATTCCTCCGACTGATAGTTATATACTTCACTGATGAACTCATCAAGCCAAGTCTCAAGCCGACTGATGAGCCTGTCGTCCTCTTGACAAAACTCTGAAAATGCGGTATGATAATCATGGACAGGTTTTACATCTGTATCTGAGCTTGCATCGTTGGCGGACGGTGCGGGCTCTTTTTCTTTTTCCTTCCGGCTGCGCAGGACGCTGCCCACAGTTGTGTATTTCACACCCAGAAGGTTGGCGATCTGCTGTATGGTCTTGCCTTCTTTGCGGAGGCTGATTATTCTGTCCCGCTCATCAGCGGTCGCTCTGTGATACTTCTGCTTTGTTTCCTTTTCCGCTGTTTTTGCCTTTTTCGCCAGGAACTCGCTGGGCTCGGGCTTTTCTTTTTCATAACGCGGGCGGTAGCCCATAGCATCCAGCTCGTAAGCAACTATACTGCTGTCGAGTCCTGTTTCTTTCGCGATCTCACTGACCGTCTTGTACGAGCAGTGGAGTGTGCGGATCCGCCCCTGTGTATTTTCGTCCATGATGATCTCACTCCTCTGAAACTGTCTATCCTGTGGTGTGATATATTGCACCACGCTTCTCCTTTGCATCCGATGACCACGACACGGCCGAAGATGTTATCTCCCGCTGCCGCCGAGGCACGGTGATTGATGTTGTATGACTTCTGCTCGGCCTCGGCAGACGAAATGATAAGATAATCCTCTCCTTGAAAGGCGGTCATTGCTGTTCCCTGCACTGCATTGCACAGCTCATCATACCCGCCCGTCAGCTCTATCTTCCGGATATGCCCGCTGGTGTTTATGATTAACGCTTTCACTGGGTCAGCTCCTTTCCGAGAGCTTTCAAATCGATCACCATCGTATCGCGGTCAGTTCCGGCTCTGCGGATGATCGCCCTGCCGATCTCCTGCATTGCCTCACTGGAGGTTATCCTCCCGCAGGCTCTCCGCTCGATCGACACCGCTATCGCCTCGACGGCTATTACCGCCCCCGCAGCAATGTCCGTAAGCTCTACGTTTTTGACTGTCAGATGAACTCCGTCATTCTCGATCTGTATTGATATCATGTACTTACCTCCTGTGTTCCTTCTCGATCTGCTCGCCGGTGTGGGTTATGTAGCGGGCGAGGCGGCGCTCTGTCCGCTCGATCAGCCACGAGCTGTAAAGCGTCCCGGTGAAGATCAGCGTTGCCGTCACGGCGATGACTGCGCCCACCGCTCCGCCGATGATGCCGCCGGTCAGCAGGCCGAGGCTCCAGGCGATCGTCAGGATGCCCGCTTTGGATTCATCACTCACTTTGCTCACTTCCTTTCAAAGTTTCGATTTCTTTTTCGAGCCTTTTGATTTTTCCCTCAAGTTTCTCAATACATTCGTATATCTCGTCAAAATTACACCCTATTCCTGCTAAAACTTCAAAATAGTCGTTTATGGAGCGAGCAGTTACATCACTGGCAATATTGAAAAGTTGAGTTTCAAGTTTTTTTCTGCTCATATCGTCACCTTCTTCACCTCCTTCAAGCGGATATCCCGTCTGTGATCTCTGTGATCGTGATCCCGAGGACCTTGCAGAGCCGGAGGACGTCGATCAGCCTTGCATCCCCGAGCCCTCCGTTTTCAACGGAAGATACCCAGCTCTGCGGCTTGTGCAGCTTCTTTGCAAGCTGCTGCTGCGTAAGCCCGGTAAGCGCCCGGGCGGCTTTGAGCTTTTTATTCATGCGGCTCAGCTCCTTTCATATAAGCGCTTTGTAAACGTCGTGCATTATCGCTAAGCAGCTGTCAGCCGTGACATCGATACGCTTCACATATCCATCGGTGAATGTTATGTCCACGCGCTCTGCCACAAGCGACACTTCATAGTGGATATCCTTGATACATTTCCCGATCCGGGTATGATGTCTGATAAGGCTGTCGAGCTGTTCAACAAAAACCTGCTTGTTTTCTTCCATTTCCCTCACCTCGCTTTCCTTATGTCTTGCTTTCTCCCCCTGCCCGTGATATAATGTTCTCGGAAGGGGGGTGATAGTATGGAATTAGTTGCTTTCATTGTTTCGATTATCACAGCTGCAAGCACGGTATTCGTGCCTATTGTTACAGCTGTTATTAACAACAGACATTCATCAAAAATGAAGCGTATTGAAATGTTTGCCGAGAAAAGGATAGATACTGTAAACCGATATGTGTCAGATGTCGGACGGTATCTCACCGGTCAGAAATATGATGATGAAGGCAAAATGGGTGCTTCCTTGGGCTCTGTATATCTTTACGCTCCGAAGGAGCTTTGGGCCGATCTTGATTTGATATACGAGAAAATAAGAACAGGCGAGATCGATGAAGCCCAGAAGCTGTTTCCTGAAGCAGCAAAGAAGCTTGCGGACAGCGTTGCTAATCCCAAATAAACACTGGATATCCACCGGCTTTCCAAAGGGCTGTGTACAAAGCTGTAAATGCAGCCACATAAACAAGATATGCCCTGATTAAATCGGGGTATTTCTTTTTTACAAAGATAATACACACAATGTCTAAGATCAAAAACAATGCATATAGCACTTTGTAGATCGTTGTGGTCACCTCGCTTTCATGATCGTTTAGCGCACCCCGCAGTTCGCACCCGCCGGGTGCATTTCTTTTTGCCTCAGTCCGAAATCTCCGTGAAAGAGTATCTCGAATTCCATAGCTCGACAGCATCTTCTTTTTTTAGAGGCGGTGTTGATATGCCGCATTTGATGCATCGTATCCCGACCGTGTCCGCATATTTATGTGCGAGGTCTTCGTTTTCAAACGCCGCCGGCGCCATTTTCGCCTTGCCGCCGCAGAACGGGCATCGAAGTAATAAGATATCTTTGCCATCCATACCTTTTCACCCCCCTTCTTCCTGCACCCTGCCCCTGCCGGGTGCTTTTTCACATCGAAATCATCTTCATCTCGATCAGATCGTCGTGCCCCTCGGTCTCGTTGAAGAATTTTTCAACCGCTGCTCTCCAAAGACCGCAGTCTGAGGTATTGCCGACCATACATTCGTCGATTTCAATAAGCATTACCTCGTCAAGATCAAGATCAGGATCATAATACTTTGCTTCAAAAGTTGCCATCTTTCTCCCTCCTTCTCCCGCGGTCAGGCGGATTTTTCCGGTTTCTTTGTTGCCAGCGCTTTGTAAACATCGTGCATGATCGCCAGGCAGTTGTCTCTGGTGACATCAATTATCTTTGAAAATCCGCTGTTAAATGTTATAATGAGGATTTCTTCAAAGTTTTCTCCGTCTCCGCTTACGCTTATATAATAAGTAAAGCCTTTAATTTTTTCTCTCGAATAATCCCGGAGCAGTTCTCCAAGTTTTTCAATGAAGAGATCTTTTCTTTCCATTCTCTCCCTCCTTCCTTTCCCCCTCACGCGGGTGTGCTGGGTTTGTGCTGCGGTCAGGCGGAAACTACTTCCGTCTTTTCAAAGAGCTTTTCTCTTTGAACATCAGGGAAAAACTTGTGCTGAATAAAATACATCTCTGAAATAGAGAATTCGGATTTTCCCCTCAGCTTGTTTTCCAGAGTGCTTCGGTCGATTCCCATAGCCTTTGCTATGTCAACTTTGGAGATTTTGCGAACTGCAATAACACCGATAAGATTGCTATACATCCTTTTTCCCTCCCTTCTGAATATGATTAAATCAGCATTTGTTGTTTGCTGAACATATAATACTACACAAAAGCTGATTTGTCAATAGAGAAAATCAGCTTTTGTTGATTTTTGGACAAGTCAACAAAAGCTGATGCATTTAATTGTTCATATTAACGAATTACATTTCAATTGTGGATTTTTAGTTGATTTTTTCGGCATTTGTGGTATAATCAAATTACACTTTATTTTTAAGGAGATGATATTATGGCGGTTGGCAAGAAACTCGAAGAGATTATTAAGCATAGAGGTCTGACACAAAAGGAAGTTGCTGACAGAGCGGGAATCAAACCCCAAACGTTAAACAATCTTATCACAAGAGACAGCGCCAGAGCTGATGTACAAATACTACTGAAAATCTGCAAAGCTCTCGAAAT